ACGCGCCCTTATCTACAGTTGGCTTTTTCGTTTTGACGTGCTTTTGTACGGGTAGGCCAAGCGTTTCATAAAGATACTTCGCCTTGACGGGCGCAGACTTCCAAGGGTATTCTCGCTCTTGATACTCTTCCGAAGAGAACTTAATGGGCTTTCCGGACTTCCCGAGAGTTCCTGCTGGAGCAGGAATGCGTCGAGTCTTCGTAACAAAGATTGACCTGAGTTCTGTCGGGAGGGTTGCGTCAAGCGCGTCGATCTTTCCAAGATATTCCTTCCTCAGTTCCTTGAGCCGAGTACCGTTCATCACTACACCGGCATCCGTCATTGCCTTACAGATTAAGGCAAGTGGCCAAGAAACATACTGATAGATATCTTCAAGCTTAGCTTGGTGAAGGAGTTCCTTCAAAGTACCAGCGCATCTCCAAGTGACATCCACGTCTCGTGCGCAGTACGTCTCGAACACCTGCTTGTCCGACTTCCAAGCCCCTTTGTTCGTAAACTGTTTGCCAACAAATTCTAAGTCGTGCGGGAACGTTGGGAACCTCAGATGGTGAGCCAGCATCGTGTCGAATACGAAACATTCTTTTGGCCCCCTTATCTTGACGCCATTGTTTGCTAAGATAGGTAAATCGAACTGGACGCAGTTATGACCAATTACTTCTTCTGCGTCATTAAATATGCGAACAAGCTCATTAATGTATTCGCCTGTAAAAGGTACAACCAAAGACTCGAAAGGTTTGGCGGACAGACCCACCATACTAATAGCGTGAGTCCAGCGGTCACACTCAATATCAAAAGCAAAGCGCTTATAACGGAACGATCGCACCTGATCAAGGGTAGGATATATCTCATAATGCTCCGGCTCTATCTTAAGATCACGCCTCAAATCATTAATAACGATTGGAAGCATGTCTTGATCACGCGCGATATATGCGGGATGAAAAGTCGGGATCGCGCGAGGTTCTGGACCCAAAAGAGGGACGGGGAGGATTGTTCCTCTCCACTGCGAAACCCCACCTGTTTTGCCTAGGATTAACTTCAGAGGCTTGTCGCCGAATGTATCTATACGTTCCCAAGGGCGACTCTTAAGGAACGGCTCCACATGCGCTTTTATGCAGTGTGCTACTGCGGTGTGCGCGTCACCTTCAGATATATAAGTCTTACCCTGCGGGTCAGTCGGGAATATATTATTCTCAGGCTGACACTGAATACAGTTAATTACAGAGTTGTCCGACTCCTTGCCACCAGCTTTACCATACAACACCTTGAGCCAGCGTCCTGAGCCACCAGAGAATGGAATGCCTGTTTCTGCTTCTGTCGCACCTGGGGCCTCGCCAATTGCGAGACGTAGGTTAGTGCCTTCACGAGGCGGGACAAACGTGTTCTTTGGGAACAAATTACGCATCGGACAGCCATTGCATCCCTCCGCTTCACTTACAATTCGAATTGGCAAATTTATCTAAGGCTTCCTCTAATTGCTTTCTATAAGTTGTCAGCAACAGGTGCTGAAGGGAATTCGTATAGTAGTTCTCTAAGAGTCGAGCTGTTTCTGTACTAATTTCTTTAACTCCTCAAATGCAAGTGGAGTATAATCAACAACCTCAACACTTACATTAAAATACTGTTTACCGAAATGCCCAGCTTCAACATTGTTGTGGACATGCCCATGAACGTTAGCAACAGCCTTGCCTAAACTAAAAGGGTGTACTGGAATATGCGATAGAAGCAACTTGTCCAATAGCCGCGTCCCATAGATATCTTCAAAATACGGAGCGTACAGTTTCATATCCGAGTAATCGTGATTGCCAAGCACCAAGCGCTTATGCCCATTCAAACGACCAAGCTTTTTCCAATCCGCGCCTTTAACAAGCACATCCCCCAGATGATATACCTTATCCTGCGGCTTAACAACTTCATTCCAGCACTCAATCATATACTCGTCCATATGATTCACGTCATCAAACACACGAAGAGGTTCGCCATTCTTATTCTTAAAATGTAGAATATTTGCGTGTCCAAAATGATGATCACTGATTACAAATATATCTGCCATATAACCTACTTAGTTATAAATCCATTGTCCAAACCAAATTGATACCAATTACCCGCAATGCCCTTCTGAGCATCCTCAAGAGTAATCTTTCCGTTACACACAGCCCTATGCGCTCGGTTCTCTACTACGTCTTTTGTATGATAACCAATCACTCCGGAAGCATCAGCAGGCTGCGGCCAAAGATTAAGAGGATCGTTACTGCCTCCTAACTCAATAGAAATCAAATGGTCAATCTCGAAACCTTTCCCAGGGCACCCAACTGTATACCCATAGGCAAGACATGCGTTAACCTTCATCCTCTGTGTTACATTACGCACAGTTCCAGTACGGAAGGCTGGATCACAAAGCTTGTCCTTAGTTAGAGCAGGATCGGCTACACCGGGAGTCTTCACGTGATCAGGCAGAGGAATGGTTTGAGAATGCGCAATCTCACCAATCGCAAACAACATGTACAACAGACTTACCCAAAAGAAAGTTTTCGCTATTTTCACAAATCCTCCGGCATCGGCGACGAGGGGTTTAGGGCCTGGTATTCAAGGTAGAGCGCTTGTGGAAGGCCCCTAGCAATTTGTAGTAGCTGTGAACAATTTACTTTATGCAAAGGATTGTGAGGCCCTTCCGCATATTGCGGATACATTCCAGAAAGGAGTGTAGACAAACCACACTCTGCGCAACGAACACCCAACTCACCAGGCATAAACCCCTCGTCAACTCCTACAGCTTTTTGAGTGCCAGTGCGATCTGAGTAGAAAGTCGAACCTCTACCCCAACAAGTTCTTGCTTGATTTTGTTAAACAACCGCACCCCAAAGATTTCATCGAGTATGACGCCTGCGAAAAACACACCTACATACCACATGATTTATACCTCAACAACAATTGGATCGTGAACTGGTTCGTATGCAGCATTCACCATCGCTGCGTTAACATATTTGGTATCCTTGAAATCAGTCACCCCTCTTGCGTGGTGGACGTGACCAAAGACGTGTAGCTTTGGTTTAACCCACTGAACGTAGGTAGCAAGGGCGGGATCACCGTACCCGCCATCCCTACAGTGCTTCGGAGGCCCGTGCGTTACAAGAATATCACATGAAGGAGCGAGTCCCCAGTGTCGGGCAGTTGTACCATCAAGCATGTATGCCCTGGCTCCTGCACGAAACTCATCGTTGTGGGGGATAACAGAGGAGCCGAATATTTTGTATCCCTCGATCTCGACCAACGACCCTCTAAGGAGGGTGATCGGGGCGTTACCCTTCCACTCCCGGCGAAGCCACTCGTCAAAAAGGTACGGCAATTCGCAGAGCGCATTGTCATGGTTCCCTCCGATTACGATCTTGTACTTGTGTGGAAACTTCCGCAGCCAAGCAAGAGCGTGTTCGATCTCGTGAGCTTGTCCCGTTAAGGAGAGATCGCCTGCATGAATAAGCATATCGCCATCGGGAATTTCATTGGGCATGTTAATTCCATGCGTATCGGACATGCAGACGATTTTCAACTCGACTCCTTAGGCTACTGCTTTCAGCTTAAACACCGAAATATCTTCCTTGACGGTTGGCTCAGTATCGCCGTTCTTCACGAAACTACGATGCTTAACAGGGGCGATAAACCGCTTGCCCACAACTTCTGCATCGTTGAAGTATTCAATCTTGTCCTGACCCTCAGCAATTGCCGGAGCGCCGTCCTTAACAAGAGCTTCCTCCAACCGCTTCAAAGCCTGCACCATAGAAGGTGCTTTCTCAGGACTGCCGTAGCTAAAATAGATCACACGCCCGTTGTACTCGCCGTCGACAATCTTCGCGCCAAGCTCGATCTTGTCTTTGTCGAACTTGCTAAACTTTGTGCCGGGCAGAAGAGCCCAAACATAACTTCCTTCGGGGATACGTTCCATTTCAGAGCTAACGCCCGCCAAATCCACTTCGGTCCATGACATAGTTTCTAATTTTCCTTTAAGTTAGCGAAGGCCCCAACTGGCCACATCGCTTTAGTTGTAGGCTTCACAGCCGTTTTACTTCTCTACAAAAAGAGAAAGGTCTGCTGCTTCACGTCAGAGGGCTGTTGGGGCCGGAGAGTCCAGGCACCCAGGTGATACCCCTCGAAATCATTGCTGGGATTTAATAACCCTCGGCAACAGTCTCTCTATACGTGAAGCAACAAACCTATAAGATTTCTTGCTTTCTACATATTAGACGTAAAATACACCCTTTTTGACTCACTTCTAGCAACTTTATTTACATTTGCGGGACTAGCCGAGACTCGAACTCTATTCTCTAAGGGCCGTTAACCCATAGCGGGGAACCCACCCCAGTGCCTGCCCCAAACTTGGGTACGCGCGGTGCAGCTGCCGACTCTCTGGTACCCGCAGAGATTCTTTGTCGGTCAGCGGCTAGCTCACCGCCAAGCTTTAAGGCCTGAAGTTGCGGGACTAATTACAGTTTGCCCACTCGCGCCTGCACAAGTACCCCAGGCCCAAACCCCTCGTCACCCCTCCGGAAAGATACGCTTTACTATATTACCAAACGTAGCTTCTTTACCTACCAGTTGTGTACCCTTCAACTCCTTATTGGCGCGACAATCCATGAACGTAAGGGAGAACTGGTCATCACCATCCCGTTTAAGGTCTCGTTCAGCACGGAGTTCGACTTGCACATCAAAACCAACGTCCGCAAATCCTGCGCGCTCAAACCGATTAGTCTTTTGATCGTTAACATATTCCGGCTTGACCTTATGTGATAGAACAACGTTCTTGCCAGAACAAAGCAGTAGCTGCAGCAGTTGTCTAAATTCCGCATTGACCGAAGCATACTGCACTGGCAGGACTTGGGCAAGTTTCCCAAGGCGAGCGATGCGAAGAAGGTCCCACAGCTCACTTCCGGTGTCAATGAAGATGCTCGAGACTGTCTTGTCATGAACCGCCTCTTGTGTTGTAAGAATCGCTTCCTTCCATTTTTCAGCCGCCGCCGTAGGAAGAATCATAATCCCCTGTCCTGGTAAGTCCTTCGTATAGGGAATTAAAATACGTTTCTCATAAATGATCTTGCCCGTCTTAACGTGTTTCTCAATGACTCCTTCAAGCCCCAAGTTGAGGTTAAGAATAAACAAAGGGTCGGGCATAGACAAACCAAACTCAGTCTTGCCTGTCTTTTGGAGCCCCTCCACTGAGAGCAGGATTCCTTCCTGCTTCGTCTTCGTGTACAACAAATCTTTCAACGCCAATAATTTATCCTATCCAAACAATATCTTCTTCGTTCGCAAACTCAATAGGAAGATCGTCTTCTTCCACAAAAGCAAAGTCGCCTCCCGTCGCAGCTTCACCAGACTCAATCGAAGTAGAGGTTATTGTACCTTCATCACCCGAGTCCAACAGGTCCTCAGCAATACTAACTGCTTCCTCCGCCGTCCTCGCAAGAACGGTATAGGTGTGTTCCGTCACAGCAACTAGCTCAACGGTCCATTCCTTATGTTCGCTCAATCCCAACCTCTCTATCTAGTTTATCCACTGTTTCTTAAGTTCCGCTTCGCGCCGATAAATGACGACAGTGCCTTCAAATGCAGCATAGTCCCTAATTATGTCTTCTTGAGGCAAATACCGGGGCTCAACTACACCCGTTTCTTTATCAATCCGGATCAACCAGCGATCAGGAATTGTAATGCCAAGCTCCTTTTCTAACGCCCGCAAGTATGCAGCAGTTTGATAGGCGTAAGAAGAATGAAGAGATTTGCTAGTTTTCCAGTCTGGCACCGCCAACACACCATTAATTTCGGCGCACCAATCGCAAATACCCGCGACACCAAGCTCCGGAATGTAGATTTGCTTTTCAATGTAGATTGATTTCCACTTTACAGACTTAATCCACTTAAGAGCCGCTTCACACGAACGCCTTACATAAGGGTCTTCCGGCCAAATAGGATCTTCACCCTTAAGGTAAGCTTCAATCCACTCGTGAGCACGGATACCTATAGAAGCCGCTTCATCCCGTTTCACCTTCCAAGCAAATCGCGCAGCATTGAGGATAAACTCTAAATCATCCTCGCTAACGTGAATTGTTCCATCGTCATAGACTTCGCTTGTAGATAGATTCGCTCGCGCGTAATCAGAGGTACAATTAGCGGCCCACTGGAGCAACCCGTCGCCCTTACTTGTCGCAGAGAGCGCAGTGGTAACGCCCAGCAGAC